TGTATTTATCGGTAAGCGCAATACAGGTAAGTCGACCCTCGTGAAGGATATAATGTATCATAAGAAACATCTCCCAGCGGGTATTGTTCTTTCGGGGACAGAGGAGGGTAATCATTTTTATTCCGAGTTCATTCCCGATCTCTTCATTTATGGTGACTATGATAAAGATGCGATCGAACGTGTAATGGCACGACAGAGGAAGTTGGTGGGTGCAGGAAAACAGAATTGTGGAGCCTTTATGCTTCTGGATGACTGTATGTACGACTCAAAGTTTCTAAAAGATACGTGTATTCGACAGTGTTTTATGAACGGTCGTCACTGGAAAATCTTCTTTATGTTGACAATGCAATATGTGATGGATTTGCCCCCAGCTCTTCGCGCTAATGTCGATTATGTGTTCATTCTCAGGGAGAACATCATACAAAATAGAGAGAAACTTTACAAATCCTTTTTTGGTATCTTCCCTTCTTTCGATATGTTCTGTAAGGTTATGGATGCCTGTACAGAAAATTATGAATGTCTCGTGTTAGACAATACTGTGAAGTCTAACAGGATTCAGGATTGTGTGTTTTGGTACAAGGCAACTGTCAGGAAGAATTTCAAAGTTGGAAGTTCTCAATTATGGGGAATGCATAAGAAGATGTATAATTCAAAGCACGCTGACCAGAAGGAACAGGACGCTAAAAAGGCCAATAGGAAAACAGCTATAACCGTCACAAAGCGAAAATAATTGCGTCCTATAGTTTCATGAAAAACATGCGAGTATATTAAATGTCCTCCGGGCAGGTCAATACCCTTAATTTGTCAGACGACGGGGAAGGGATGGTCCCCTTACGCGACAATCCATCTACGTCTTTTACATCTGAAAAAAATGTGAGTCAACATAAAGAGACAATGGATTCTACCCCCATTAATGATATTATGATGGAACCACCTATGATGAGTGAAGAGCCCAAGATGCAGGGTGTTCAGATGGCTGCCGCGCAACCTCAGGGTATGTATGCCGCACCCGCACAGGCCCAGGATCAAAAACCCGCTAACAAGTACCCACTCAACCTCACGGATGATCATGTCATCGCTCTACTCGCTGGTTTGTGTGCAGCCATTTCTGTCAGTAAGCCCATTCAAGATAAGCTCGCGACCTCTATCCCCAAGTTCCTTAACGAACAAGGGGGTAGAAGTGTTGTTGGTTTAGCATCTACGGGTGTAGTTGCTGCTATTGCTTTTTACATCGTCAAGGATTACGTCGTGAAGCCTTAAGCGGCGGCTCCAGTCTGCCATCCCATATTACTATATATAGAGTTATCTACACCAGTGTAGTACGTTATTAACGCACCGGCCCCAAAGGTCAGTAGTAACAAGGTACTTAACTGAAGCTTTTTAGTATTATTAACCGTGGGATCCTTGAGCGCTTCTTCAGTGGGCTTCCAAACCTTATTCATGAGATAGGTGAGAATGAAAGCAAAGACAGTGGAAGTCAAGAAGAAACCGCGATCGACATGAAGTTGGGGAAGACGCTGGGAACTCATTATCATTCGGATCGTGTTTGGTATGACAATTGTCAGGAATGCGAGATTGACATAGTAGTTTTTAGAGTACGCTGGCACACGAGTGATGGCGAATACGATGAACCAATAGACAATCGCAGTGAGTAAAACGTTAAGTGGTGTTTTCATTTACTATAAAATGAGATTATTTATCCTGGACATGCTGACCACAAAATTCAGTCTTTTCTATGATCTTTTGGTAAATTCCTATCTGTATACACATTTCCATGAGTTCGTTGTAATTGGCCCAAAATTGTTCCGAGTGTGAATACTCCTCGACAGTGGAATGTGCCAGTTCATGTATGAGAACATGAAAGATTTCATTCGTACTACCATCGAGACATATTGTGATTTCGGAGCCTTTATTGACATTGAATCCTACTGAATCTGTCATCACTTTACGGCCCGTGAGTGGTATAGGTCGTACGAGCATGTGAAACTTCTCATTGTTTGTTTCACGCAAATGATCTCTGAGAGTCTTGTACTTTTCCTTGACTTCAGTAAATTCCCTGGGTTCTGTGGTAGTGTGTAGTATATAAGCGTTGACTAAAACTAAAATAAGAAACAATATCATCTATTATAGACAAAGATAAATTTGCTATACAATTCTGAGATTGGATTTCCTTTCAGTCCTTCCCAAAATTGTAATCTAAACCCCAACTCTTCTAAATGTGTGACCAAAAGATCCTTGTATGCTACTGGTTCTGATCTTGGACCATCCGCATAAAATGGTGTGTCCATCAGATTTACAAATAACTTTTCACCAAATCCACCGTCACCGTGGTGTTTGAGTTTAAAAAAGTTTCCCGCATCATCCAAATAAGGTGTTTTGAATAGAATTTTCTCAGAATCTGGGATGATACCTATGAGACGCCCACCTGGTTTAACTCGTTTCTTAATTTCGTGTATCGAACTAAAAAAGAGATCCCTGGATGCGAATATATAGTGTAACGAAAAATTGAAACACACTATATCAAACTTTCTTTTAGGACACGCGTGTATATCACCCTCGTAAAAATTGACGCGCATGTGCATATTTTTAGCCCGAGAACGCGCTTCGACCAGTGCTTCTGGTTCGGGATCACACATGTTTATGTTCGCACCACATTTGTGCCATTTTTGAAGATCTCCACCAAAACCACACCCAACATCGAGTATATGTTGACTGTTCACGGTGACACTCTGTATGAGTTCTCTTTTCGCATCATTATGATTTTTACGAATCTCTTCCATAATTCTTATACTCTTCACTCTTTTAAATGACTTAGGTTTCGTAGCTTAAAGTTTTGACGCCTTACATAAATATAATGTCTCTGGAAACCGATTACACTACAGTCCCCGGACAGGTCTTCGCTTGTCTCTCTATCGTTGGACCCGAGGCTCCCCAAAAGAATGATAAATTTGGTATCAAGATTCGTGGTGCATTCGCTACTCGTGACGAGGCGGCCAATCACGCTAAGCGCCTTCAGAAGGAGGATACAACCTTCGACATTTACGTCGTAGATATGTACAAGTGGCTTCTCATCCCACCAGATTCTTCCAAGATTGCTGATGTACACTACAACAACGAGAAGCTCGAAGAGATTATGTCTGGGTACAAGGATAACCAGGCACAGGCTGCCCGTATGTTTAGTGAGCGTAAGCAGGGTATGATGAAGGATAAGGTGGCGTACGCTCCAGGTGATGAAAACTCTCAGTTTTACACCAAACCAGACGAGGCACCCATTTCCCACCCCGCCGATGTTCTCGAGCGTCTCAAGAAGGAGAAGCCGGATACACCAATGGAAGAACTCGTGAAGGAGGCGAATGTGATTGTCGCCGCCGAGGTTGAGGAACGCAAGAAACAGCGAGAGCTTGAAGATGTGAAGGAAGAGGAACCCGAGGAAGCCTCGGCGTAAATAATATTCATATATACTAAAACATAATGTTCAATATACTAATCACTACCATTTTGGTCAGTGCGTTCTTTATTTTGTTTTTTGAACCGAATTGGAATTCAAAAAACAAAAGAGTTGTTAAAAAAGTAAAAAAGACAAAGGTTTCAACCACAGATGGGTTTGTTGAAGACACGGATGATGCGTTTATCATTCCTAGGTATCCTACTCAACTTATCAAGAAGGACCAATCTGGGAAAAATAAACCAATTTATGGTGACATAGGCACATTTGTAGCGTACTCAACTGTACCTGAGGATCACTGGTTGCATGGTTTTCCCCATAAAAAATCCAAGTAAAAATACTGCGAATGCGATAATCCATGTCGATTTATCGATACTCTTGAATATATCCATGCCTTCTGTAGGAGGTGGTGGAGCCGGTGGTGGTGCGTATGTCATTTCAGACGGGTGAAAATAATATTGTTCTTCTTGTTTATTATCTTCATTCTTCTCCTGTTCGTCTAAGGTTGGGTTATATTCAATGGGATTTCCTATATCGGTTTCCATTTTCTATTATAGCTCTCGTTTTTTTTAAGCGTCTTCTTCCTCACTTTCACTTTCATCATCTACGATAAAATCTTTGAGGTTACCGTTATCATCGGCATCGTCTTCTTCTTCAAAGTCGTCGTCTGATACACATTCGTCATCGGTATCGATATCTGTATCCGAATCTAGATCCGAATCATATTCATCCGCCGCGTAATCATCTTCAAGAACAGTCTCAACGGGCTGATAAAGAACCGGCTTTCTAATCACTCTTCTCGAACGCCTAAGCATTTGTATATGTACTGTATTATTGTTTAAGTACTTTTAACACATCAGGAGTTAATATATGGACCCTAGACTTGTTTCGTTTACATAATGGGCATTTTTGGCTTATTTGATTCTTTTTTACTATATAGGACATGTTGACATCTTTGTGTTCACCATTAATCGTCTCACAAAAGTTTGATGTCGTGAGTATGACACCCTTATTTACACTCACCACCTGTGTATTCTCCTGACCTTTTATCCACTTGCGTATGTACGACTCCACCTTTTCTTTCGCAACGCTGTGATTAGGTTTGGGTTTCTCTACAAATTTTTTGATTTCTGGGCATTTTTTAATATCCTCCTTTTTAGGGTATAATTTATCAGTGATTGAAGGTGGGAGATGGTATTTTCGACCATAGAAATCTTTACAAAAACCATCCCTCCTTCCATGAAGTGTTTCGCATCGACAAAAACATTTCTGTGCAATCACTTTTCCACTGACGAAAAACCAAATATGATTAGATCCATGTTCTCTTTTCAAATTCTCACAGTATTTAGATGTCGTCGAAACGAGATAGGTATCGTTATGCTTAAACATCTTTGTAATTATGGAATGATCCTGTCCCTCCATGTTCTTTCTCACGAAGGCTTCTAGCATGGACTTTAACTCTTCATTCTGAATTTCATCTTTGGTCTGTGCTAACGAGAACGAACCTTCCTCTTTTACCTTGACTGAAGGATTGTCAATCACTGTATTCTGGGGTTCATCTGTTCTGACTGCTGACATTTTCAAAACATCAACATCTGGGTTCTGGCTGATATTAAGCAGGGTACTCAGAGGTCCATTTTTATATACAAATACGGGTAAATAAGCGAGTTGTTCAATCTTCCGTTTGAATTTACACCCTTCACACCCCTGTCCCCCACAAGCATCGTGTTTAACTAACTTGAGTGACCATGGCATACGAAATCCGCTTCCTTTCGCCTGTCTAGAAACACTCCCATAGACTGCGGCATCCACTATATCACTCCAATTATAAGAACCCTTCGCCCTGGTGAGTGATATCAGAATGTGTTCCCTGAGTGCGATGGCCGAAGCCTGATCTACGATGAGACCCGGCCAATTGAGATGTACACCTGTTTTTATTTTTGTACCACTCTTTTTAGGTGGTGCGACAGATATGAGACATTCTTTACCACCATGTCTTTTCACTTTATCACAAATGACTTTACATATATTTTTGATTTCTTCAATCGTGAGTGATTCATCACCTTTGTAATCCAGGTCAACAAAGAAGTTATAGGTCTTACTCTTCTGTTCCACGACGAATAACTTTTCACCTTGGTTCACCGCTTCTATGTACTTCTCATAGAAGGCGTTCAATTTATCAAATGGCACGGAAAGGACACCACCGTCCATGAGCACATGTGATAGATTGGTTGCATTATTAAATTTTTGAGTCGCACACCAACTCTTGAACATACTTTCTTATTGTTCTTCTTCTCTAAACCACGACATACAAGATACATCTCGATATTCTTTACCCTTCGAGAGATCGTTTTTAAGCTCCAAAAGTTGGCACACTGTCAATTTCTCGTTATCAATGACCCACTGTTCAATCTCTTCTTCACAGAACCCACGGTTCTGTTCGAGTAGTTTACGAATTTCAGAGATGATATAAACCTTGGACTTCATTATTTAATAGAAAATGTTTTTCTATTCAAAGAACTCATACACGCATAGAATTCTGGATTCTTTATCACATTATCAATGATAAGTGACCATCGTTTACGTGCGTTAAAATCTTCGAGTGTATCGTAACTCATAAAATCATTTTCATCGTATGTCTTTTTTATTGGTTGTCGTAAAGACTTTTTAACATTTGTCTTATGTTTCTCTTCATAAAACTTCTTTATCTGCCCCTGTTGTTCTGAACGACTATAGTTTACAAAAAAGATGAAAACATTGTATTCCAGATCAACTGTGGGACTTTCTTTATGTATAAACTTAAACTCTGTGTAGTGTCCACTCTTTAATGACACGACACCTCGAGTTTCTTCCTCTAATTCCCTTAGGGCACATCTAATTGGGTTTAAAATTTCTCTTCGTCTGCATCCGCCTGTGACAAATATCCAATCCTTAAATCTTGTATCTCGTACTGTGAGAAACCGTGGTTTCCCATCAGCAAAACTAACGGGTATTGCTATAGCTTTGTACTTTTTCATTGCGCATTCGCAAGTTATAATAAGTCGATATGATTATTCGGTCACTTTTTCCTCTGCGACTTCAGGTTCGGGTTCCTTAGCTACCAGCTGGGGAGCCTCGAGTTTCTTGGAAACGTACTCGGAAAAGTCCTTCATATGCTCAACTTCTTGCTTCGTCTTGTTCACCTCCCTGAACAGAAAGAGAAGACCGGCTACACATACCACAGTGGCAACTAACATCATGGTGTCGCGATTAATAGGAATCATTATAGAATATACACTCTTTATCTTTTTAAGTAATTACACCCGCGTTAGTCTGTTGAGGACATGTGGGGCAATCGTACGGGCTATGCGCGAATTGAACGGCTTCGTAATGCGTGGGCTGACAACACTTATCAGTCGATGGGGAAGGATGCCCAACGAACTTTTCGAGTGTCCTGGATTTAGGATCATACGTCAATACAAAAACGATGGCGAGGAGGAAAATGATCTTCCAATACATTGTTATTAATTAGTTAGAATATAAAAGACCAGCCATACCATTCTCGATACGGAGGACGTTGTAGTTTACGCCGTAAACATCGGAGGTGACATTTTGCTTATCACACACGATACGGGCGGAATCAAGGCGGGAAAAGTTGAGAGAGCCAGTAGGCTGGATCTTACCGCAATCAAGGGAGAATGGGTAGAAGAACAGGGACTTGGCAACCGCGGGGGTAGAGGCGTTGGTTGTGTGGTAGTACAGGGGTACGGTGGTGTAGTTGGGGTCAGCGAACTTGAAGTCGGTGACATCGGTACCGTTAATCTGAAGCTTGAGCTTGTTATCATCGTCGAGGATATTGAGTGCAGTAGCCTTAGCCGAGGCAAGGTACTTGATGGGGTGGTTGAAGTTGAGTTCCT